ACAACATCAACAGGAATCCCAGCTACGGCTAGGTAAACAAATTTTTTTAAGGTAAAATAATATTATGTGGGCATCAATAGATTCAGACAATAACGTAACAAAGGTTTATACCAGACCAACAGCCATTACTTATGGGGATGTAAACTATCCACAAAATGTAATGTCTTCTTGGACTAATGATGAATTAGCAACAATAAAGGTTTACCCAGTCGTTGAAGACTCAAGCAATTACGAAGACCCTAGCTACTATATTAATACAGACGAAACTTTTACTTATTACGATAGCGTTGCGGTAGGTGGTACAACTTATACAAATACAGTCGTAGGAGCTTACGGAGCAGCTACTCCGATGTCTTTAGACGATACAACTAACCCTGACGGTACAGTAACTCCAGGTCTTAAATCAAACGCTGTTACAACTCAACAACAACAGGCTTATGGCATCCTTCAACCTTCTGATTGGTATGTGGTAAGACAACAAGAAAACGGAACAGCAGTTCCTACAAACTGGAACACTTGGAGACAATCAATACGAACAACTTGCGAAAATCAAATAACGATGATTAACGCTTGTACAACAGTTCCTGAATTACAGGCTTTGTATATGTATACAGGCGATCCAGCAACAAGACCTTTACCTGAGTTTTCACCTTCACCTGATCAAACTTCATAGGAGTAACATATGGATATATTAGTACCACTAATTATTATTTCAGCGATAGTTCTTTTTTCTGTAAGAAAATTTAAACCTGAACTTTGGAAAAAAGTTACAGCTAAGTTTAAGAAATAAAAAACCCCTCATAAAGAGGGGCTTATCAGAAGTGGCTGACTGTTAAAAGTCTGCTTTCTCAAACAGCTCATCAATCATGATGAACTGACCCGCAAAGTCCCCGACCTTGGTTCGCTTGTCAATGCGAGTGGCATCTTCAATCACCTTGTAAATCTTCTTGGAATATTCCCAGTCAGGATTTAAGGTATCAATCCGAGCTTGGTCAAGCATGACTGCAACTGGCGTAACACTGGTGCCACCCCCGTCATCGTCTAAGACCAAAAGAACAGCCGCCTCACCATTATCAAACTTACCCGCCATCAACCGAAGCTGATCAGGGTTATGCTTGATCATGGTCATCTTCTCATAACACTTTTGTAGTGTGCTTTTCATAACGATTCTCCATAAACAGATAAAGGTTATTCTTTATCTATTAACAGATGGTAACACTTTGAAGTATTCATGTCAACACTTATATAAAATTAATTTATATCAGTGACTCATAAGTCTTAGCAAAAAATATGAAATGTAATATATTTTTTACATGATTTTGGAAAAAAAAATACGATACATTTATTGCTTGGTCTACTATTGGCGTTTGGTAATTCCTGTAGTAAAGTACCGTTATGGCAACCAAATCCAGACCAACCACTTCAGACGTAGCTGCCAACCTGCATGCCCACGAAGTTCGATGCGAAGAGCGTTGGAAGACCATATTCTCAGAAACTTCTGATATTAAACTTGAAATGGCTGAAATAAATCACACCATGCGAATGGCTACTTTTGGTTTATTTGGGTTTGTAGGAACTTTATTAATTGCTGTACTTTCAGGAATGTTTCCGCTCAATTAATTTTATGTTTAACAGCAACGATAAGCTGTCTCTTCACTTTAGATTGTGTGAATTTGAGAAATCGCAAATTGCAGATCGTTTTGACATAGACAATACAGTTAAAGAAAAAAAAATTTACAACAACCTCAAACTTTTGTGTGAAAACGTACTAGAACCAATACGCAAGCATTATGGCATACCTATCTCTCCCACTAGTGGTTATAGATGTCTTGAGCTTAATAGAAAACTAAGAAGCTCTGATAAGTCACAACACATTAAAGGTCAGGCAGCCGACATTGAACTTTCAATCGTATCTAACTACGAGCTTGGTGTATGGATTAGAGACAATTTAGACTACGATACTGTCTTATTAGAGTTTTACAAAGAAGATGTACCCTCAAGCGGATGGGTGCATGTTTCATATATCAGCAAAAAAAACAACAGAAAGCGTGCCTTAAAGTTTGATGGTAAGGAGTACACTACATTATGACAATAGATAAAGAAATGAAAGAAGCTCATACAATTGAGATAAATTATAACGAATCAAAAACTTGGTACAACTTAGCCGAGGGCTTTGATAAATGGCGAGTCTTCCCTAGGTTGCTTATTACTTTATACGGCTATGCTTTTTATCAAACAACAGCATGGTTCATGACATTGCCTGACCCAACCAACGCACAGTCAGCTTTTGTTTCTGTAATTGTTGGTGCTGGAGCTGCGTGGTTTGGTTTATACGTTGGAGGCTCTCCTAGAAAATGATAGATAAACTTATTGAGCCAGTTGCTAAAATATTAGACAAATTTGTTGCTGACAAAGACTTAAAAGAAAAACTACAACATGAATTATTAATGTCTATACAAGACGCTAATCTTGCTCAAATAAAAGTAAACCAACAAGAAGCAGCGCATAAGTCTATATTTGTTGCCGGGTGGAGACCATTTATTGGCTGGGTGTGTGGAGTTTCCCTAGCCTATCACTTTATATTAGCACCTCTTGTTGAGTGGATTTTAGTTTTATCTGGCAATACTTTAGACTTACCAGAGTTTGATTTCTCTCAGTTATCTACTATAGTAATGGGTATGTTAGGGCTTGCAGGTGCTAGGTCCTACGAGAAAATGAAAGGCGTAAGCCGAGAAAAATAAAATGACAGAAAAAAAGAAAGTTACAAGAAAAAGAGCTAGAACAACAAAAGGCAGATTTAAAGCTGATGATCCTAGAACTCCATTTATAAACGAAGCATACGAAAGAATTTATACTTTTAAAGACTACCTTATATTAACAGTTATTTTAATTGGACTAATAACTGTATTTATATTGCATAAACTATAAGAGTTAGCATGCCACATGCCACTACACGCATAGCGTTAGCAGGTGAATATTTGGCAGCATCATACTTGCTGAGATTTTGCGACTCTGTTATTTTAGCTCCACAAGCCCACAGAAGTGACCTAATACTAGACCATCAGGGCGAACTTTACAGAGTACAAGTCAAAACAACCAATTCAACTTATCTCAGAAGAAATAAAAATTTCTACCGATGGGAGTTGCGTGCAGGAAGAAGAACTGCAAAAAAAACAAGGCAAGATTCACATGAAAGATATGGCGATGGACAAATAGATTTATTTTGTTTTGTAGCTTTGTCTATTAATAAGGTTATATTTATGCCATTTAATAGCAAAAAAAACTTAACAGAGTTTGCTAAAACAGAAGATAACTTGCAAGCAATTGACACAGAAACCTCTTTGCAAGACTGTCTAAACTATATAAATAAAACCCCAAAATTAAATCCTTTGGATTTAGAGTAAAATAAGTTAGAATCAACACTTAACAAAAGAGGGAGCCTATGAAATCAACCAAACGAAATACCTTTACTTTAGACACAGCATTAATAAAGCTTCAGACGATTTTAGAGGAAAGGGATGACGATTATGGTAGCTCCAATGATTTCTTTGATGACTTGGCAGATATGTGTAATGTTATTTTAGGCAACAAACTGTCAGAAAAACTTAACGGCAGTGATTCCGCAAATATCATGCTTTGCATGAAACTAATTAGAATTTCGCAAAATCCAAGCCATGAAGACAGTTGGATTGACACAGCAGGTTATGCCGTATTAGGACTATTAAAACAAGAAGAACTGTGTGAAAATGAAGATTGACATGTTTCTTGTGGGTATCTATATATATCTCCTCTCTCTCATAAACTCATGTCTCGGGAAGCTGGTGATTCTCCCCCCTATTGAAATTGTCCAGTTTCCCACCTGATATGCTAGATTTAGACAAAATAAAATCATTCGATATTTTATCCAAAGATGAGCAGATAGAAGCCTTAACACTTATTGAAAAGTGGAAAAACATCAAAGGCAATGAAAAATGTCGGCATGATTTTTTAGAATTTGTTCAAGCAATGTGGCAAGGTTTTATCATGGGTAGGCATCATAAAATCCTTGCCGAAAAGTTTAACCGCATAGCACAAGGCAAACTCAAAAGATTAATTGTTTGCTTACCACCAAGACACTCTAAATCAGAATTTGCATCTACATTCTTTCCTGCATGGATGATGGGTTTAAACCCATCTCTTAAGATTATTCAAGCCACTCACACCGCAGAACTAGCAGTACGATTTGGTCGAAGAGTTAGAAACATTATTGACTCGGAAGACTATCAATCGGTCTTTCCAAACATTAGCCTATCGGGTGACAACAAGTCAGCAGGAAGATGGACAACCAATGATGGCGGTGAAGCCTTCTACTCTGGCGTTGGTGGTGCCATCACAGGTCGTGGTGCAGATTTATTAATTATTGATGACCCTCACTCAGAGCAAGATGCCATGTCTCCAACTGCCATGGACGGTGCTTGGGAATGGTACACATCAGGTCCACGGCAAAGGTTACAACCGGGCGGTACTATCATTTTGGTCATGACCCGTTGGTCAACCAAAGACTTGGCTGGCAGATTGTTAAAAAGACAAAACGAAGAACACGCAGATCAGTGGGAGCTGGTAGAGTTTCCAGCCATCATGCCTGACTCTGACGAACCTTTGTGGGGAGAGTTTTGGAAGAAAGAAGAGTTACTTGGTGTTAAAGCGTCACTGCCAATATCCAAGTGGAATGCTCAGTGGATGCAGAATCCAACCGCAGAAAGTGGGTCGATCATTAAAAGAGAGTGGTGGCAAACTTGGGAGAAAGACGATATACCTGAATGCGAATGTGTCATACAAAGCTACGATACTGCATTTAGTGCAAAAGAAACTGCTGACTATTCGGCTATAACGACATGGGGCATATTTAATCCCGATGAGGGCGATGAATCAGCCATCATACTTTTGGACGCAACAAGACACAGAGTGGACTTTCCAGAGCTTAAAAGCATAGCTTTAGAAGAATATAAATACTGGGAGCCAGACATTGTTTTAATTGAGGCAAAAGCCAGTGGCACGCCTTTAACACAAGAGTTAAGAAAAATAGGCATACCTGTGCAATCTTACTCTCCAAGCAGAGGGCAAGACAAAATAGCCAGAATGAACTCAGTTTCACCGATGTTTGAGAGTGGCATGGTGTGGGCAACAGAAGATGCTTTTGCAGAAGAAGTAATAGAAGAAATGGCTTCTTTCCCGTACGGAGAAAACGATGACTTTGCGGATTCCGCAACCATGGCTCTAATGAGAATTAGGCAAGGTGGTCTAATAGAGCTAGGCACAGACTATCAAGATGAGGTATCATTTGACAGAAGGAAACTAAGTTATTATTGATGAAAATATTTGTTACAACTTTTTACCATGACGGTCAGTCTTTTGACGGACCAAAGATACACGCAGAAAACTTAGAAACTGCTGAGTTAATCGCTGAGGTAGATGGATACATTATTGAAGGCGAATTAACCGATTTAGTACAAACTGAGAAACATAAAAGAGTATTACATTAA